AAATGATATTGCCGTTGGAATTGTACCGCCTACAAGCACCTCAGTAGAGGTAGGTTGTAGGTTAAAATGACCCGCCGGAATCCATAATGTGCCAGTGGCTCTATCAAGAAGCCGGACAAGATCACCTTGGCTCATTCCTCTTGGATTGATTTTTGCCATTGTGTTACTCTCCTATTAAAGCCCCTATGTAAAGTACCGAGTACGTTTACGGCGGGATCTTTTCTTTTTTGTTTTACCCTTAGAGCTACCTTTCTTGTATCCTGCCATAGACATTGCTATCGCTACGGCCTGATCCTGGGGGTAGCCCTCTTTTCTAAGTTTTCTAATTTTTGCGCCTACCTTCATAACTATCCTTTCGCTGGTTCCGACATCTGGCCCTGCGCCTGTTGCATCATCATCTGAGCCATCTTTTCCTCTTCCATCTTTTCCTGTATCTCATCAGCAGATTCAATATCGGAAAGCTCCAGCCAGAGTGGGAACAAGTTCTGGAAGCCCATCTGTATCATCTGAGCCACCTGTTCCGCTTTCATTGCCCTCATAGTCGGACTGTTGGTTCCGGCATCAAGTTCAACATCAAAATTGGTATTGGTAAAGTTGGCAAGAAACTCAGTAACCACGGACTGTTCAGGCTGTTCCTCATCAGCAATCTCAGACCCGATAATCCGTGCAATCTTTTCAGGCATCCAGAACTGTTGCATATTGCGAATGCTCATTTCCAATACCTGTCTTTTGGTCTTGTCCAGGTTATCCATCTGCTCCTCAAGCGTCAGCATCCCCTGGCGAATCCGCGTCTGGGCAGCAAAGCCTGATTCCTTGGAAGAAGTGGCCTGCCCCATTAAAGGATCAGTGGCGCCGGAAATTTCCTTGGCATCAACGGCAGCACGCTCTTCCATCGCTGCTGCGGTGGATACAAGAGAAAGATGCGAGGTTGACCACTGTTGCATAAAATCTGAAATTCTTTTGCCCTTCATACCGGGAATCCCTACCCACTCTCCGGCTGAAGACGCTTTGTTCATCTGTTCAGGAGAAACCATCCCCTCAACAAAAACACCACCGCCCCTTGGCGTGCGGTTCAAAATATCCAATGCCTGGGAACGTCTCTTGTTCTTTTCCCGCTGTGGATCTTTCATATTCTCCACCAACCCGAATGTTTCCACCTTTCCGCCTGTATCCTCAAAATAGTAGAAATACGGGACCAGAGGGAACTGGTTATGGCGATAAGGATTAGGTTCCTTGTCCACAAGCAGACGCCCGCCAGAAAAAACTGACAGGTAGGTCTTAGGCATAGAACGCGCCACAATCCCGAAATCAATCCTCGGGATAGGCTCTCTTTCAATCTGCTCCATCTTTGTCTCCGCAGCCTGAAAACGCCTGATGGCTTCCTCCGCTTCTTTCTTCTTGGAAAAACCTTCGTCACTCATCTGGCCCGATTGCGTGTTTACCAAGAAAAACTCGTTCTCCCATTCACGTTCCCACAATTCAACTACCCTCGCCCTTTGCCTGACTTTATCTATATAAGTGGCTTCATTGACAAAAGTGCCGTGAACATACCGTGATCCAAATTCCTCATCAATATCAACTTCATCCTGTAAGGTTGTATCCAAATCAGTCATCATCACGTCTTCCAGCTTTTTAAGATCAGAGAGCTGATCAGGATAAAGACTTCTCAGTTTGCTCAGCGTCAGCCACTTGGTACGGGCCAACCTTGACCACTGTGAAGTGTCAGGAGTGTCAGCTTCAGGATCAATAAGAACGTGCGCCCAGGACTCGCGCTTGATGAATATCTCACCAGCAAACTCCAAACCAGGCTCAACGTGTACATCAACCCATCCACGCCCGGTCATCACACCGTCCTTGTGAACACGGCTGAATACGTTCTGCATCCGCTTGCCACGATCCAGGTAATAAAGAAGTGCCGTTATCAGCTTCGCTTCCTCATCATCATTAGACTCGATTGGCCTTGCACGCCACTTTGTCCTTTGCTGACGTTCAATGCCGACAACCAAATTAACCTTTGGCTTTATAATGTTGAGCTGTAACGGGGGACGGTTCTCGTTTCTCAGTTTGTCCAGATCATCATCTGACCATTGACCTTCACCAAAACCGCCTGTATAAAACCGTGCCGACTCCTTCGCCGACTCCACAAAATTCTTCTCAGAAGAGAACATACCGTCAAAAGTGTCGTGCAATACCTGTAATGTATCTAATTCACTCATACGCTCATCCAGCCTGAACCTTTCTTTCTACCTGACATTAACTGATACCAGTCAAGACCCCAGTCCACTATCTTGTGGGGCTTGCGGGAATCCTCTACATAATGCACCAGATACCGCAAACAGTCCATCGCGTGATCGCCAACCTTTACCGCTTCCTCAAACAAAGGCCGGTCCCCGTGTCCGTACTTCAGTTCCTTCCACTTGAAATCAATGATCTCTTCACGCAACGGCTCCATCTGGGCAATATCAAAAAACGCCAGTTTGCAATATCCGTCGTCATCAGGAGACAGGTACCGACCTACACGGTCATAACCCGCCCTCTT